GTAAATGAATCTTCGATTTGTCGTCCCTTTGAATGATTTCGTCAAGTGAGCAGTTGCTTTACGTGGTTCCAGGTATAAAGACCCGTCCACCGCAGAGAAAACCCTGCGGATACAGTCCATCCTGAGATGTTAAAGAGTAAGACACATTAGCTTGTCTAATGCTGTAAATAAATACCGTCCTCCCCACCCCGGCTAGCGACACAACTGTCCTACCTCACGTGACCAGTGTTCATTCAATATGAGTATCCTGTCACGGATTTTTGTTTTTGCCACCCACTGGTGGCTTCCCGACCCCTTAAAAGAAAATTGGCCCTGGCGATTGGAGAATGTATGGCGCGAGTAATTGCGCAATGGCTCCGACCTTAGTAACATTTCCTGTAGTCGGAGTAAACAAGAGTTGTGCTCCATTCTGTAAAACGTTAATAAAGTATCGCCCGATGTAAATATAGGGATTGGCGCCAGATTTATCATAGGTAGTAAATGAACCATAAAAGTCCAGATCGGTGATCGTTAATCCCAAAGCTTGCGCGGCAAAAGTCGTCCCGGCACTGTCCGTTTGAAAGGCAATGTCGAGAAGATATTTACCTATCTGGTTGAAGGAAATACCGTTGGGGAGATAAACCATATTATTGGGAAACCCCAGCAGATCACCCGTTGCACCAAATACGACCTTAGAGAGATCCTGTTGATTCCCGGCGTAAGCGTTCGCCAGCGTCGTTCCGAAAGGAGCGGCGGTGGAAACATTTGCGGTGTTAAAGAACTGTGTGTCATTCGCCAAACTCGGTTGAGCAGGCGTCTTAAACACAATAGAATATTCAACGTAAACGGATCCAACCGTAGACACTGGAACGCCATTAGTGGCAATAATTAATTGGCCGACATCGTACGTTTTCTGATCCGATCCGGGGACTGGACCAATTCGCACATAGCGGTCAGTAAACGCTTTAGTGAGATCTTGACGCGCACATACCATCTTCGAGCCCAGCCAAGCATTCGACCGAACAAATGTTCGGTTGCTGGACATGGTTTGCTTGTTGTTAGGAACGGCGTCGAGGACATCGAAATCGATTGCCATAAGAATCTCTCCAGCGGTTGCTGTAGAGCAAAATGGTTCGTATTCGAAGGAGAGTCGTTCAAAAGTATACGACTCATAGCAAGGAGCAATTGACGAAAGCCATGGAAAAACATTACGAAGTCCTGGGTTGATAGCCAGAGTCGTTCCGACCTGGGTCCCCCAGATATTGAATGAAATGCCGGATGAATAAACATCCTGCAGATATTCCCTATGGGTCACACGGATGTTTCCACCCGAGAGGGACTGGTATTTGGGAGCGCCCAAGGTTTTAATGGAACCCACAGAGGTGGGAGCCGAGACAACCTGGTTTAAAGGACGGAAGATCTGAGCTTGCGTCGCCTTGGATTTTCGTTTTTCAGGGGGGGAAATACGTTTGTTCTTAGAACGAACGTGAGTAGTTTGCATAGGAAACAAACAAAAAGAATAATCAGGGATTATTCGTAACAGTAGTATGGGATACCCGACTGTGGGCGGGGACTATTCATCATCATCCAACCTAATTTAGGAAGCTCCGTGTAGTCTCTTGGCGTTCTGGTTAGCACTCAACTGTTAGAGTTTTGGGCAACTACGGATGATAACCCCATAGGTTATATCGTGACCAACGCATAAGTTTAACGACTTTCTGAGGTCGCGGGGCCGGTATTACTCGGGGATGATCCCCACGTCTTCGAAGTTGGAAAAGAGGGCATGAAATAGCACCTCAGACGTAGGGTCAAACGGATTATCGGGATGGTGCGCTGCAATGCGGAGAAGGGGTAGAAGGTTTGAAAACCGAAAGTCGGGCAATGGCGGGAAAGCCGGAACTGGAAAAATATGCTCTGTGAGCAATCTTTGTATCCAGTGACGAGCCAAGCCGCGATCCGACATAGGGCGAACCCAATACTGTTTCTTCGGAAGAAGCTTCACCACCACAGTGAAATCGATATCGACCTTCAAGGAGTTCATTAAATCGAGATTCATAATTCGCGACAGATACGACGAGCGCCCGACCCAAGGGTCGGAAGTTCGTTCGTTACTGTTTGCGACATAGTGAACCTTAGGATGTATAAATCTGAACTTGGAGGTCGTTCGCATAAGATCCAACTGACAACGACGTAGTCGGTCATGAACCAATGCCTTATCCTGGGAACATTCCAGAAGGAATAGCTGCAGGGTGGGGTCATTCGCGAATTGGGCCGCAACCTCGCGCTGTCTTTTAGTGACCGTAAGCGAGTTTGGGGCAAAACAAATATCAATCCCGTAACCACCGAGATGAACCGGCAAATACCAATTGGGAACAAAGCCAGGCAAGCCACTCTTTCCCTGGAGATGGCTAAACCGTGAGAGTGAGAGAGGTATCGTACAGGCCGACCAGGGGCACTCGTGTACCATTTTATTGATAGCACGAGATATCTGGACGGGAGTAGCGTTGGACTCACCCTTTTTCACCCCGAACCCAAACGTTAACCGTTGGTTCAGGTAGCCTATTTTCCTTACCTCACCTGAAATCACACGAAACAACTGCGAATTGATCATGCAGGTGTGCGGTGAGAGGTAATTCTTTCCTAACGAGATCTTCAATCCAGCGTCAGCAGCGCACAAAATGAATATATCATAAAATTCGCGTGGGCCACGGAAAAGCATATCGTCCCCATTAACTAGTACATTCCGCTCCATAATACGAGCGTACTTTGCAATAGTTGATGGCGGTAAAATGCTTACCGCACGCCAACGCGACAGCGCGGTCTGATAGACGGCGAGATTGACAAGACAAAGGATTGGGAAGGAAAGTGGATGTCCCATTGGTTGCCCATCGATGTGACGAATGAACTCCTCAGTGAATTCGGGGGGATCAGAGCCTGGTACTAAAAATGTGTACTTAGCGATCCCTGGAGCAATTGAGAGAAGTGCCAAATCCCTATGGGGACATGGCCCGAGCGAGGAGACCGCGATGACAGTGACGTGTTTTTTCAATAAATCAGTCGCCGCCTCGTAATCTACAGAGCACCAAAGAAACTCCTTTGGAGTGTCTTGGTACATCCTATCAACTCGTTCGGTCAAATCGTCGTGAAGCATTGTTGAAAATGAGGTATGCTTCCACCGATCCAGCATCGCACCTTGAAGTGGTTGCAATGCCGTGTAAAGGTTACCATCACCTTTCGAGATGATGCGGAATTTGGACGGTTCTGCAATCGCGACGATCTCAAGACGGGTAACGGGGGTATTGTGGTACCCCAACTCATCGAAAGAGTTGACGAAGGTCGACTCATCAACGGCCCGACACGCTTGTAAAAACGTATCGCGTCGCCAGTTGGACGCGGCCCGATGGACGTCGTGTACCCCAGAAAAATCAAGAGTAAATACGTCTTCGGTATCCGTGGAGAACGAAGCGGAAACAGAGGGTGGAACCACCAAGGAAGAAAATAGTGCAGTCGATCCGCCATCACGGCGAGAATTCTGTATGCACGCACTTCCTGATGGCATGAACTTCTTTAACTCGGCAATCTCAATACCGCCGAGTACTTTGGAACAAGTCGCCGATAATTGATCAGCGATGTCCTTAGGTAGAAGTCCATGATGCGTCGAGAACCGAAGCATATGCTTTCGCAAAGCTTCCTCCTTGCAATACTCCGGCAACTCAGGCCAGGATTGTTTAGCTCCTTTTTGAAGGGAGTAAATGAACCCGGCGTCGCCGCGAGCTATAGCACGGAGAACGAACCGACGCAGCCACCCAGAGAACAATGAATCCCCATCCAGAATGAATTCTGGACGTGGGGGACGCTGACTGTCCTCAAACACCCTAGCGAGGTAGGTATCGAGAAAGTATTTGACGTATGTCTGTACCTTTTTTCCCTCCTGCTCCGTACGGGTAACCAAACGATCCAACGCATCCGCGAAGGACCGCTCCATGCGTTCGCACTCATTGGCATCTTCGATCCAATTGTCTCTAGTAGACATCCTCGCCAAAAATGGAAGGATGAGTGAACGCATGACCGTGACAGTGTCCGTTTTTACGGACAGACCCCCGCAACGCACTAGAACGCGTTCGAGGGTCGACTTCAGCATGTTCTCAACTGACCGGGAATTAAAATTTTTCGGTCCCTTTACATGCCGGGTGACAGGCGTATCACCAACGCTGCCTACAATCAGGTCAAAGAGAGGTGGGGTTAATTCCTCAATTTCGGAGACCAGACTGTTGGGTGGCGGATTGATCCGCACGGATGATTGCGAAATGTTTTCGTAGTTGTCTGCTAATCTCATCCGGCGAACGGAGCTAGGCGGCTCCGTTCTTAGGTGTCGCGCATTCGTACGTTTGCGTGAC